TCCATAAAAAGTATTATGTAAGGCATTACTATTATGTTCCCATAATCTACCAGCTTTAAATGTGTAATAAACACCATTCAAAAACACACCAGCTTCTGGTATATAAGTTTTCCTAGAAGTCCATCCATTCACATCTTCTTTAAATGAAATAGTTGTAGAAGTTGTTGGATATGTATTAACAAATTGATTACATAAAGGATCTTTATTAAGCCTATCAAATTGTCCAGCCCCTAATGTTTGTTGCCAGTACGGAGAAAGCGTTGACAAAGAAACATTGTAATTTCTTCTATCGGCATCCCATGTACCCACAATCTTACTGTTTAATTTTAAGTTATCTGAAAAGAATCCATGCATTCCGTAATCTGAAATTTCTGTAATGCCATCATTTGAAAGTCTTATGACAGTTCCTCTATTCGCATCTGTATAATACATTCTAAATCCGTATTCAGCAAATGATTCCGGGTTTGTTGCAATACCAAATTCTCCTTGAAAAGTTACAGTCGCTCCAAGCACCGCTTGATTAGATGTAATGTTGGAACTGCCATCAGCATTGAATAGAGCATCCTTATTGGCCAATATTTTCATTGACTTATTTTCACACAATGTAACTAAGTTAGTGTCTCTAGAGTAAAGTTTTTGTATGCTACCATACTCTGGGTTTACATCTTTAGTAATAGATTCTGCTTGTATAAATTGGTTTAAACCATTAACACCAGATGTTGAATTAAATATTTGTGAAAATATTAAGCCATTACCTCTGTGTTCTTCGTTATAAGGCTCGTCTAAAGTTGCCGATGCTTTAACCCCATTTTCTATTGTAGGTTGATTATAATCATCTCTTATACGATCTGATTCAACACCATTACCAAATGAATAGCAATTAAAAAAATCTAACTGATGCACGTTACCCGCTTCTGATTTAGCATAAGACCCGGGAACTTCGTAGTATATATCAAGCTCTGCAGCTTCTTTTGGTTCTGTTTCAAATATAGCTGGATTATTTGTTGTAAAACTATCATCATCTGTTCCAAAACCTATAAATTCAATTCCAACATAGGCATTATTATAACTAGATTGACTTTGTACCCAGGGCGCAATTCCATCTGTGGCATTAGTAGGGTTCCATTGTAAACCTTGCCATCCATTAGCTACATTAAATTTTATTTTCCATTTTGTTAATTGATTTGTAAATGCACTATGGTTGTCAAACCAGTTGTCACTACAATCCCAAACATTACCTCTTAATTTAGTAACGCTAGTTACTTGATATATTGTACCTTGTGGATCTGATATACCATTGCCTGCATCTATAAATCTAAATAAAACTCCGCCGCTATCTAGTTGTTCCAATAAAGCTGGATTTTCCAATCTAATACCATCACCTAATGATCCTCCATATCCACCAGACCAACTTAATTCCATAGAGCCCGCTATATTTACTCCGTTTCCACGAGGCTCACAATCAGCGCGCATATTATCTATAAATAGCCTGTTAGTTGCTCCTTGTGCATCAGGCCTCTTCCAATAATCCTGCCAAAATCCAGCACTCGTATAAGTGCCAGTTAGCCAATAACAGTATCCTAATGCTTTTCTAGCATAGTTAGCATTAGCACTAGCAGATGCGGCTACTATTTTTTGTTCCAATAAAGCATCTTGATTCACCTTGACAAAGAACCTACCAGTAAATTCTGGTTTATTTTGTATTTCAACTCTTGAAATTTCTAAATTTAAACCGCTAATTGCATTTGGAAACCCATAAGGTGATGTAGACGTGAAATTCATATCAGGACCAAAAACAGAAGAGCTCTGTAACCTAACATAAGCATTGCTAGCTCCTGCTAATCCAAACGTGGTTATTTTATAATATTCACTAACGTTTGCTCCCGCTGTTACCCTCATTAATAAACCTGAGGTCGTTCTTGTCGTATCCCCAAATTGTTCATCAAAGTCGTCTTTGTCTACCCAAATTTCATTAACACCTTCTATTGGAAAACCACCAACATTAAAAGTAGTCGCAAGAAGTCCCATAGACAGTTTTGTTTCTTTTAAATATTGAGGAGCTTCATTTTCAATTGCAATAATTTTATATCTAGCTTGTTCAGTTACGGGATCATTATTATCATGCTCTTTTTTTAGTATAATAAAAGTTTCCTCGTCTACTTTGTTTCTTTCTGCCGATGGAAAAGACAACCATATATTACCATCCTCAGCATCATAAAATCTATCTAAACATAAATTATAATACTCCTGAGAAGTTTCCTTAACATAGTATTTAAAATAAGGAAATTGATTTTGCTGATCGTAATAAGGTATTGCGCTTGCTAACTGAGCTGTTAGCTTATTTGAAAATTGTGCCTCTTCTTTGGGTATAACAACAGAAGCTTCTTTACTTGTAAACACAGGAGTTGTTCTACCGTATTCGTCCATGTAAGCAACACCCACTTGGTATGTTCTTAGTGATTTTATTGATTCAGCAACCTGCTCATTATCTATAGTAACGCTTGTCAAACTATTTGTAACTGGATCAAAAAGTTCATTTGAATCAGTACCTATAGCTAAAATTGTCTGTAAAGTATCTCCGCTTGGAGTTAACAAATTAAAGTTTTGTACGTAATTTCCGTATATAAGCCTATTGGCAGTAATCTCTTGGGCTAACGCAGCTTTAGGTACATTATCATATGGTCTTAATAATTGATTAGCATTAACAACAGATGTTATTATTTCTGTTTCAATATTAAAGCTATTAGAAGTCCACTCATCATCATTCGATGTAAATGTATCTACTACATATACATTTGCATTGTTGGTAGCTTTGTATAATATATCAACACTAATTACATCCACTGGAATATTAGACGGAATAAAATTAGATATAGTTAATTGTCGAACATTATTAACCATAGCTAAATTATAGCCTTGTCTTGGGGAGTAATCAAAAGCTCCAGGTATAAAGGCTGGATTGCTAAATGGAGAAAATGCAGATATTTCATTATTTTCATATTTGTATCTATAACCAAACCTTGCAAATCTCATTTCAAAAAACGGTGTGTCTTCTTCAAGAGTTACATCAAATAAACCGGGGTCTAATGTTTGTGTTTCAGAACCTGGGCCTACTGTAAGAACTTGTACTGATGCTCCTGTTTGATTTGTACCTCCACCAATAACACTTAATACTTTACACTTTATAACCGCATCTGTATCTAAAGGATCATTGGTAGCTAATGAAAATATTAAAATGTCTCCAACCTTGTAGTATGGAGGAGTATTGCCTAGCCAGGTTAAAGTTTGTGCTCCATCTTGTGGTGATAAAGGCGCTATTATAGGCACTGCAACAGTCCCTACGTTTTTTGTAAAAGAAAATAATGTTTGAGTATCAATATTAGCAACAGTGCCATCTGGTAGCTTTTGCGTAGTTGAGTAAGTTGTTATTGTTGGTGGTTGTAAAGGATATTTTTTTATAACAGTTATATCAGATTCTATAAAGTTTCTGCCATATATTTGTGAATGAGTAGAGAAATTAGCTGGCGGTGCCCAATCTTTTATGATTATTTTTTTTGGTTCTGTTTGATTGTCAGTCCAAAATAACATACCCTCAAGTACGTTAATACCAGTTATTAAATAATTTTTGCTAAATTTTAAAATGTTTTGGGTGTCTACAAGTAATGGAAGTGTTAATTGAGTTATAGAATTATATTTAGCTATAGCACTTACATTATCTGAGGCTATAAACCAATATATATCATCTGAATTTTCATCGGAGATTGCTCCAATACACACGGGATTGCTTAGCGATGTTATATAATCACTGCCACTCCATAAAGTAAAAGCACCTGTTTTCAAGTTGCTTGACTCATAGAATAATTCTGTATTACCTTTTATATTTTGAAATGAACCAACTTGTGAATTTTCAGAAGAGGCAATCTCTAGATTTAAAGCATCGCGATATTCACTATTAGGAACTAATCTTTCATCAAGATCTTTGTTCATTTTCCCGCCAGTAAACGTGTGTATTAATTCTGCCATTCAGTTTTACGATTTAATCCATTTGGATTGATTTCTCATTACTTGTGCCATTAGATCTGATTTTAATTCTGATAAACGAATCTTAGCATTTCTTCTAGCTGCTACCATTTCTTTTTTAAATCTTTGTATAGCGTATTCTTGTGTGTTGGCTCTTACTGATAATATAGCATGAGCTATATACTTGTATATTGCATCAATGGCAAATTTATGAACAGTCATGTCTTCATCGGAACCAAGCCCATCGCTTATATATTTTAAAGTTACAATTTTGCCAACTAGATTTGAACTAAAGCGTATCATGCCTTTCTTTTGATCTATATAAAATACACCATTAGATTGTGTTTGTTCTGGATTTATACCGTATCTTCCGCCATAAGCATAAAGATTTAACAAGTCTGGATTATTTTGCCAAGCATTCCAACCATTCTCAGAATCACCTAAAGGGTATCTACTGTTCTCTTGCCATCTTCTTAATGTTTCAGATGGTTGAGGATATGCAACTTCACCGTTTTCATCGAATATATATTCATAATTACCGTCTTGCGCATATGGAAGCGGATTGCTAGTTAAGTCTGTTCTGTATATTATTCTTTCAATGCCCTTATTATCTACCCAAGATAACTTAGTATAGTTAACATAATCCTGAGGCATAACCATATATAAACCAGGAGGACACTCAATCTCAACTGATTTTTCTTGTGGTAAAGTATCGAAACTAAACTCTTGTATAGCTTGTTGAGCATGGAAAGCAACATCTGTTCTTTTAACTTTTGTTATTATTTTTTCTTGGCCAACATAAATAACCATAAAATTGTTTATAATATCTGATATGCTTACAAACTGATAGCCACCGTAATTTTCGTCATTACTGTCCCAAACACCGTCTGGTCCTAAATAATATTCTTCCTGTGTTTTATTTATTAATGCCATCTATTATTGTTTTTCTTGTTGTGTAGTTTGCACCTCTATGCTATTAGCAACTTGATACATTTGAATTTCTTTAGTAGATAAACCAGCAAAGCCTAATATCTTGATAACTAGCTCAGTTTCTTCTGATTCATGCAACTCAAAATTAACAGCAGTTGTAGCGTCATACAATGCTTCACCGTATACCATTTGGTATCCCCACGCTACCTCTGACGGTACTTTTATATAATTACACGTTACACCGGTAATTAACTCGCCACTTGCACCGTATACCTTATAACCAGCATCACTAGCCACAAAAACAGGTCTTGAGTTAGTAGGTTTTAAATACTCGGATTGATTGATCATTAAGTACTCATTGTAGTTTGTACGTTCCGCTTCAACAAGAGTTGTTGTATTTACTACAGTATTTGGTGTTGGATATAATGAAAGGGATGATACTGTGTTTGCATAAACAATAGTACCTAGTCTATATAGATCAGCGGGCGCTGTCCAATAGTTTTGAGCACTATAAGTCATAGGCCCATTTTTTTCGAATATGTTAATCTTTTCATTAAGGATGTTAAGCATATCGGAAAACTCGGTATCATTACCTGGTACTCTTCCAAACTGATTAATATCATAAAAGTATTGTTCGAATATATCTAATTGAGCTTGATTAGCAAATAGATTAAATTCTTGAGGAGTAACATACCCTCTTTGTTCTTTATTAAGTATTGCTAATACTCTTTGATATACAGTATCTACGCTTACAGCCATAATTTATTTTTTATTATTATAATAATAGGCCACCGTTTAGTAGCCTATTACTATAAGGTGACTATTAAAGTCTTTTTTCAATTGCTTTGTATATTTCCATACCTTCATCTGTTTTGAAAAATGCTGATAGAGCTGAATAAGGATGCTCATCAAATGGTACAGTCATTACTTTTCGACCATTTCCACCGTAAGTGAAAGTTCTTTGATCTTGTGATAAATTTAATATTCCCGCTTCAACAGCTTTAATACCGAAGTTTCTTAATTGGGTATTGTCATCTGTTGCTAACTCAAGGAATAATTGTGGGTTTTTTCTAGCAAATATTAATACATCTCTTTTTAATTCAGATGATGATAATGTATTTACTTGTTCCCCAACTTCTACACGCAATATAGCTTCAGCATCTTCTAAGGATAATCCTTTGGCCATATTCAATGCTTGTAATTCAAACTCAATCCATTCTACTTCATTAGTAGCAACTTGTTGAGGTTTATATTCTTTATATATTAAACCCAAATCTGGGTGATATAATGATAGTAATTTTTGTAATGCAACATCTTCTTTTTTCACTGATAATTTACCATTTCTAAAAATGATTCTCCCCATTATAACCTGACCTTTTTGTTCGTCAACGAATGGTGATCTTTGGTTGGTTGCGTATCTTAATTCTCTTTGATACCCTTTTTCTTCATCAAACCAAAGTAGTGATTTAACTCTTGAATGTGCTGTTGCTATAGAATATACTAAGGGCTCTTTACCCGTAGCAAGTTCATATAATCTATCTTTAATTACCCAAGTATCTTTTTTTACTTCAGGTACTTTTATTTTTTGAGGTGCAACCTCAATAGTTTCTGCTTGTGCTTTTTTAGCCATGATATAATATAATATAAATGTTAATAAGAGTAATAATTACCCCCGTCACTTCAACGAGGGTAACCACTACTTGATAGTCAGCCTAAGCTTTTAATAATACGAAGTTGTTCGCTGCTTGAGTACACATTGTTCTTTCTGATAAGAAATGCACATTCATAACATCCGTGTCACTTGTATAGTTTCCGCCAACTGAACCAGTCACCCAAGATTTTAGTCTTCTATCATCAGCTTCAGAAGCTCTGTATCTGATGTGTAAGAAAGGTCTTGAAATGTTTTGTCCTAATTGTTGGTCGTAAACTGTAGAAGTTCCAGCCGGTACAATAACACCTTTGATATCGTTAATTAATCCACGAGTTGTAGAATCATTTAAATATTTCCAGTCTGTTTTGTAGAAATCGTAAGCTCCTCTTCTGAATCCAGAGAATCCAAGGTTTAGTGCCATATCTTCAGAGTTATCAAATACACCGTAAGATGTACCTCCAGCTCCGTAAGAATTTTGAGCAGCCAACATGTCATCGATACCTAGAGACGTAGCTCTATCTAAGAACATCATGTTTTCCTCAATAGCTCCCTGTTTATCTAGCTCTTGTAAGATTTGATCAAATGCATCGATCCCTGTTCCTGCACCTACTGTTGCAAAATCAGTTCCTGACCATACTAATCCTCTTTCTTCTAGTGTAGAGAATAATCCTTGCATACCTGAAAGTGTAGCTCCTGCTGCATTCGTGAATGGAGTAGCTGCATTTTCTGCTTCAACCATACTCATTTCTAAGTAGTCTTCGAATCTAATTCTTGACTCATGCTCAGATTTTAAGTACCATAAGTATCCACCAGTTCCTATTTCAGTAGTAACTTCAACCCATCCAATTTGAGCAACGTCTGAACCGTTAACCTCATACTTGTCTCTTAAGATGATTGGTTTGTTACTGAAAGTTGTAAAAGATGCATCAACTGAATTACCAGCTAATGAAGATCCTTTTCCATATTCAGAACCAAATACGAATAAGCTTAAGTTACCGTTACCATTTGTTGCTCCTTGTAAAGCTACTGTAAGGTTTCTGTTTGCGTTATCATATACTTCAATAGCGTAAGTCTGAACACCACCTGCTAAAGCCCCTACAGACTTAACAAATGCTTTGTTAGTTACAGTACCTTTAGCAATAACGATAGTCATACCAGGTCCTAATAATGGAACTTTTCCATCTGCTCCTGGAGAAGGTAAACCGATAGTCTGAGTACCAGCTGCTCCTGCAGGCGCGTTAGATACTGCCGTATCGTAAGCTATGTGTAATCTTCCTTGTTCTGACCAAACTACTTGATCTGATGCCATAGGCATCTCTGCTCCTACCATTCTTAAGAATCCAGTGATCGTACGGTTACCGTATCTCTCTACTTCTTTCTCGTAAACTTCAGGTAAAAATTGTTGAGTCCAGCTCATATCTGCTAAAGATAAATAGTTATCTCCAAACAGCCCCTTTACTGGTCTCGGTGTAAGGTGGTTTAAATTTGCCAACGTTGCTGGCGCTACATCAAATGCCATAATAAATTATTTTAAATGTTTAAAAGTTTTAATTCGTAATTTTGAATCGGCGCTTCCTGAATCGACTGATCTAACTGTAAATCCGTTGGCAGTTTTAACTTCTTGATGAACGCCTCTCGCTCCCATCTGTACGTTTTTACTTTTTGCCATACTGTCTTTCATAGCGTCGGCTTTGCCCTGCTCATAAAAGTGATTTGCAATTGAGTCCGCATTCATAGCTGTGAATAATCCTTTGTGATAACCTTTGGCATCTGACATTTCGTTTTTTTCATTCAAGAACTTCTTGACAAAATTGTTAATATCGCTTTGGTTTTCTTTAACGGAATTAGCGTCTTTAACTTTAAAACGGTATTTTTTGTCTCCAACTTGATAATCAAAACCTTTGAAATCATCACCAAAAACATTACTCGTTTTATTTAAAAACACTTCTGTTTGCTTCTCAGCTACTCGAGTTGCCTCTTCGTTTTCTTTTGTATAGCGATTGAAAAAATCCACCGCTTTTTGTTGCTCAGGCGCTAATTTAGAGCCTGATTTTATTTCTTTATAATACTTAGACTTTAAACCGTCTAAATGATTCTTAGCTTTAGCTAATTCTTCTCTTTGTGATATCTTCTTACGTCTTACTTCTCTTTCGTCATCAACTTCTTCATCGTAAGAAAATTTATCTTCCATAAGAAAATCAATATCTTCTTTATCTAAGTGAGGTCTTGTGTTTTCATAATACTCTCTTAGTAATTGATTCTCATTTAAAGAACTATAGTCCTGATTAAGCTTTACGTAATCCTCCAGACTTCCGCCGGTTTCATTCATAAACTCTACAACTTTTTGTATGTTTTCAGGTAAAGGTTCAGCGGTGTCTTGTGATTGCTGAACAGCTTGTTCTATCTCTTCTTTTAGCTCTTCTGTTTTTTCTTCAACCTCTTCGTCTGTTATTTCTTCGAGAACGGATTCTTCAGCTTGAACGGGCTCTGGTTGTTGTGGTATTTCTTTTTCCACTTCTTGTACAGGTTCGGCTTGTTGATCTGAAGCCACGTCTGTTGTTTCTTGCTCTGTATTGGCATCTTCTTGTGGTTTATTAAGTTGAGTTAAGTCTAATTTAATACCGCCACTTTCTTCGTCTATTGAAACCGGGGAATCAACTTTTGGCTGAGGTTCAGCTTTAACTTCTTCAGGAGCTTCTTTAACTTGTTCAGCTACTGGTTCTTTTTTTTCAGGGGCTTTAATCTTAAAGCTACCTTCTGTTTTAATTTCTGACATGATAAAATATTATATAATTGTTACTATTATTATTACCTAGGATCAAAAGCACCTAAGCCAAATCCACCTCCCATTGTGTCATTTCCTCCAGATTCGAAGTTAGTCGGTGGTGTATCGTTTTTTCTTTGTGCAATCATTTCACTTTGCTGTGTACCTTGTATTCTTGTACGCTGATCTTTTCGATCTTCTATTTCTTTTTCTTTGTCTTTAGCATTCTGAACTTCCATACCTTTAAGCTGCATGTTGTATTGGAATTCTAAAGCCATCAATTCTTTTTTAGCACCAACTTCAACACCTATTCTTTGCTGTTCAATTTGACCTTTTAATTGCTCTAATTGAGACTTAGTTTGAAATAAAGCTTGGTCTTTTTGTATTTCAGCTTGCGCTGCTACTTGTTGAGCCTGTGCATTTGCTTGAGCTTGAGCCTGTATATTTGCTTGCTGTTCTTGTTGTAATCTTTCCTGACGTTTCTTTTGCCTAACCTTCAATAATTGATTAGCTAACTTTATATTCTTAACCTCTCTTATATCTATAGCATCAGATAAATCAATTAAACCAGCTGATAATGCTTGTTGTACATTATTTTCTAAAAGTTGTTGCTCTTCTTCATCGGGCGTTAATTCTAAGAATATACCAAAATCATGCAAATGTAAATCCCTTAATTCATCTAAAGTAGCCACATTAAACCCACCAATTTTTTGAATGAAAGATTCTTTTGCTGGGTGGTATTCAAGTATGTCAGATATTCTTAAAGATAAACATTCTGCTGTTTCTCTTGTTAAATATAAACCTGCATCAAGTATATGTCTTGTTGCTGTATTAGAATTAGCTGCCGCTAATTTTTGAACACCCACTAGAGCTCTTGCGTCTGGCGTGCTGCCATCTCTCGCTTCATTTAATCCAGTTACATCTCTTATCATTTGAAGATAATAGTTGTACGTAGATATAAGTGTTTGTAGCTTTTGACCTCCGCTTCCGGTTTG